TTTTCCCCGCTTGCGCGCCTTGACGGCCAACTACACGCAACACGCCATTTTCCCGGCAATGATTTGCCGAGCGGTTCGAATAGCGTGGTTTCTAATTCTTGCGCGGCTTGGGTTAACCATTCTTCTCTGTTCATTTCCTGTGTTCCTTGTGTTGTGTTGGTATCCTTAATATAAACAGTTTGTGTAGTATATCAAGCACCAAATGATAATAATTTGATTTTTTTTTCGAGCGGCTGTAATGTTGGGTCGAATGGTGATTTGGAGGGATTTTCATGGGCGACAAATTGACGGCTAAGCAGCTCAAATTTACGCGCGAATATGCCGTGGACGGCAACGGAACCCAGGCTGCGATCCGCGCCGGTTATGCGCCGAAATCCGCCGATGTTGAAGCTGCGCGCTTGCTAGTAAATGCTAAGGTTGGAAAAGCTGTTACCAAATTTCAGGAACGTCACCGGATTAAAGCCGAGGTAACAATTGAAAGCCTGGCGGCTGAACTGGAGCATGACCGCGACCGTGCGCGACAACTGGATCAGACCGCGACGGCGGTAACCGCGACGGTTCAGATTGCCAAACTTTATGGCCTAGATATCAACCGGAACATCAATGAAAACAATGGCTTGACCAAAATCGAGATCATCCGATACGGCGACGATTAGCCGAGAATGGTAACGGCCAGGATACCGAATGGCTGGGTGCCGAGGGCGTCTCAACGCCCGTTGTGGGACTACCTGGAGAATGGTGGAACCCGCGCGATTGAGATAGCGCATAGACGTTGGGGCAAGGATGATGTGGCGATGCACCGATGCGCAGTTGCAGCGTTAGAACGTCCTGCAACTTATTGGCATTGCTTACCCGAATACGAGCAAGGTAGGCGCAGTCTGTGGACGGCGGTTAACCCACATACCGGAAAACGTCGGATTGACGAGGCATTTCCCGAAATCATCAGGTCGGGGAAAGACGAGCAAGCCATGATGTTGAAGCTGGTGAACGGCTCGACATGGCAAGTCATTGGGAGCGACAGGTACAACGCCCTGGTCGGCGCTGGCGTGGCGGGCGTGACGTTCTCGGAATGGGCGCTATGTAACCCGGCATCATGGGGATACATATCCCCCATGCTGCGGGAGAATGATGGTTGGGCCGTGTTCATTACCACACCCAGGGGCAAAAACCACGCCCATACCATGTACAACCAGTTCCGCGACGATCCTGATTGGTTTGCGGAGATATCCACAGTCCGGGATACCGGCGCATTCGACGAAGACGAACTGGCGAAGATACGCCAGGAATACGTTGCGCTATACGGTGATGATTTTGGCAATGCCCAATATGATCAAGAATACATGTGTTCGTTCGAAGCGGCGATATTTGGAAGTTATTATGGCGGCGAGTTGGCGGCGGCGCGGAGTGCCGGACGCATATGCCGCATAGAGTACGACGACAGCCTACCCGTGACCACGGTCTGGGATATCGGGTATACGGACGACACGGCCATCCTGTTCGTCCAGGTGCTGGCGGGGGAGGTCCGGATTATTGACAGTTACCATGCCAGCGGAAAGGATTTGGCGCATTATGCGGGTGTGATACGCGGCAAGCCGTATGAGTACGCCCGGCACTGGCTACCCCATGACGCCCAGGCGAAGACGCTGGCGGCGGCGGGGCGGTCCGTATATGAGCAAATGACGAAGGATCACGGCCTGGGCAACGTCACGATATTACAGAACCGGAACACGGAACAACAGGGCATCATGGCCGTGCGGCAGCTATTCCCTCGCCTGTGGATAGACGAGCGCCAGGAATATTTTCTGAGCGCCATCGGCCAGTTCCAGCGGGCGTGGAATGACAAGACGAAGACGTTCACGGACACCCCCGTCCATGATTGGACAAATCACTTCGCCGATACCCTGCGGTATCTGGCATGGGTTTGGAAGGAACCGGTCAAGCCCAAGGCTCCCATCCTCAATCCGACATTGACCATCGGGGGGCCGTCCACCATGACCATGGCCGACCTGATTAAATCGGTCAGCAAGCGGAGGGCCAGGTATGATTGACAAATTTCCTGATTTGAGGCAATAATTACGAATGCCCAGCACATCGAAGAAACAGAGGAAATTCATGGCCGCAGCGGCGAACAATCCGAAGTTCGCCAAAAAGGCCAAAATTCCGCAGTCTGTGGCCAAGAAATACAATAAGGCCGACCGCAATGCCATGACGGCGGTGCTGAGTAGCAACGGGAAAAAAGGCGGATATGCCTGATAATATGGACGCACAAGGCGGCACGTTAGTCACCCCGGAAGACGCGGGCAAGGGCGCGCCCGGCGTTGTCGCTCGCTGGGTTGCCGAGCTTGATCTGAGCGATAAGGTCGAGAAGAACTGGCGCGAACGCGCGAAAGATGTGCAGGAGCGTTACCGCGACGAGAAATCGCAGAATGAACGGCGCTATTCGTCTTCCAACCGATACAATATTTTATATTCCAACATCCAGACGATTTGTCCGGCGTTGTATAATCAGTCTCCGACGCCGGACGTGCGGCGGCGGTATCGTGATGCTGATCCGGTCGGCAAGGAAATCTCCGAGGTTCTGGAGCGCGCGTTGTCGTTCACGATGGATGATTGCGATTTCGACCGGTACATGCGTCTGGCGATCAAGGATCAGCAGATTTGCGGGCGTGGCGTTACGCGGGTTCGGTACGATCCGGTGTTCGGTGAAGAATCCGACGAAATGGGCGACCCATACGATGATTTGAAGAGTGAGGAGGTCAAGTTCCAGCATGTCAACTGGGCTGATTTCCGCCACGGCCCCGGTCGTACCTGGGAGGAAGTCGAATGGGTTGCTTTCAGTCATTTGATGACGCGAGACGCCCTGCGTGACAAGTTCGGCGACAAGATCGGGGATGATGTCGAGCTTGATTACACGCCGATTGGCATGGAAGACAAGGACGGTGACGTTGTTGCCGACACGTTCAAGCGCGCAACGGTGTGGGAAATATGGTGTAGCCGCCAGAAAGAGGTGATTTTCATCTCCAAGAGCGTGAAGGAGCGCCCGTTGAAGACGGACCCCGATCCTTTGCAGCTTCGCGGGTTTTTCCCGACTCCCCGGCCTCTGTATGCGACCGAGAACACGGACAGCCTCGTTCCGGTCGAGCCGTTCCGGTTTTATCGTGATCAGGCCAACGAGTTGGACAATATCACGCGCCGCATTTCTGGAATTATCGCCGCCTGTAAGGTGCGCGGCATTTACGACAGCACGATCACGGAAATGTCCAATCTCATGGACGCCGGGGAGAATATGATGGTCCCCGCGCAGGACGTGCTGCCTCTGATGCAGTCGGGTGGATTGGACAAGGCCATCTGGATGTGGCCGATTGAGAAGATCGCGGGTGTTTTGAACGAGCTTTACAATCAGCGCGAGCAAATCAAGAAGACCATCTACGAAATCACCGGAATTGCTGACATCATGCGTGGTTCGTCGGCTTCGTCGGAGACACTGGGCGCACAGCAACTCAAGGTGCAGTTTGGCACCATGCGCCTGGACGATATGGGCCGTGAAATTCAGCGTTATGCCCGCGATCTTGTTCGGATCACTGCTGAGATCATTTCGGAGCATTTCAGCCCTGACAGCATTGCCATGATGACCGATATCAAGCTGCCTTCGCAGGAAGAGAAGATGATGGCGCAGCAGCAGGCTCAGATGATGGCCCAGCAACAGCAGCCGGTGCCGCGTCAGTTGGAGGAGATACTCCAGAAACCGACCTGGGAAGAATGTCTGCAAGTCCTGCGCGACGACAAGCAGCGTTCCTACCGGGTTGATATCGAGACTGATTCCACCATTGCCGGAGATCAGGCGATGGATCAGAAGTCGGTGACCGAGTTGTTAAGCGGTGTTTCGACATTCATCACGAATGCCGGTCCGGCGGTCGCGGCGGGGTATTTGCCGCTTGATGCGGCCAAGGCCATGCTGATGTCTGCGGTCAGGCGGTTCAGGATGGGCCGTGAGGTCGAAGATGCCCTTGATATGATCGGGGAAGACGAGAATGACTCCGGTGCTGCGGGGAGTGGTCAGGAGATACAGGCCCAGCAGATGGAACAACAAGCGGCGGCTCAAGCCGAGCAGATGAAGATGCAGGCCGAACAGGCGAAGATACAAATGGAGCAGCAGAATTCTGCGACCAAGGCCCAGGATACGCAACAGAAAACACGCCTGGCAGCAGACAAGATGCAACTGGATGCGAAAGTCCAGCAAGCGTCCCTGATGATACAGGAGCAGGAGATCGGGCTGAAAGAGCGCGATATGGCTTTGAGGGAATTCGAGGCGCAGAAGCCTGAACCTGATCTCGGCATGAAAATTCAGGCCGATATGCAGATGGCGCGTGAAAAGATGGAATTCGAGGCGAGTGAGGCCGACAAGCAGCGTCAGGTTGATCTGGCGAAGGCGATCATGGCCGAATTCAACGGGCCTGAAGTTAACATGACCAGCCCTGAAGAAGCCCTGGCGCGAGCGTCCGAGATAATGGCTCG